TGGAGTTTATGAAATTCTGGTTGAAGAACTATCCAGATGTTATTACAGGTTGGAATACTAAATTCTTTGACCTACCATACTTGATGAATAGAATTCAATTAGTTGCAGGTGCTAAAGTTGCAAGTAGAATGTCGCCTTGGAACTTAATACATAAAGAAGAAATAATTATAAGAGGTAGACCTAATACATATTATTCATTGTTTGGTATTGCAATGTTAGATTATCTTGATTTATATAAATGGTTTATACCAGTAAGACAAGAGAGTTATAGATTATCTTTTATAGGTGAAACTGAATTAGGTGAAACTAAAGTAGAAAATCCATATCCAACATTTAAAGATTTCTATACAAAAGATTTTCAAAAATTCGTAGAGTATAATATTCAAGACGTAGAAATAGTTGATGGTTTAGAAGACAAGTTAGGGTTAATTGATTTATCTTTAACCTTTGCGTATGAAACTAAAGTAAACTATAACGATATTTTCTCACAGGTGAGAGTTTGGGATACATTAATCGCAAACCACTTGATGACAAAAAAGATTTGTGTACCTCCTAGAGAGGACCACGTAAAGGACACCAAGTATGAAGGTGCGTATGTGAAAGAACCTAGACTTGGTATGCAAAAATGGGTGGTGTCTTTTGATATCAACTCTCTTTATCCACATATTATTGTACAATATAATATTTCTCCCGAAAAAATATTAGGTGTTAAACCATCTGGTGTTTCTGTGAATAAAATGTTGAGTAAGAAGACACCCCTAGATTATTTAAAAACTGAAGGTGCTTGTATAACACCTAACGGTGCAATGTTTAAAAGAGATAGTCAAGGGTTCTTACCTGAAATGATTGAAAAGATTTATAAAGACCGTGTGATATATAAGAAACGTGAGTTAAAAGCACAAAGAGAATATCAAAAGAATCCAACAAACGATTTAAAAAAAGAAATTGCTAGATGTCATAATGTACAATGGGCAAGAAAGATTGCATTAAACAGTTGTTATGGTGCAATAGGTAATCAGTACTTTAGATATTATGATATAGCACAAGCAAGTGCTGTAACTACAGCAGGACAATTCATTATTAGATTTGTAGAACAAAAAGTAAATGAATATCTAAATCAAATATTACAAACACATAATGAAATAGATTATGTACTAGCGTCTGATACAGATTCAATTTATGTATCGTTTGATAAACTTGTAGAGAAGACTTGTAAAGATAAAACAGACCAACAAGTATGTGATTTTCTTGCTAAGGTATGTGATAACAAATTGGAACCGTTTATCGCAAAACAATTTGAAGACATTGCAGACTATACCAACGCATTTAAGAACGCAATGGTTATGGCACGTGAAGTTATTGCGAACAAAGGTATATGGGTTGCGAAAAAAAGATATATGTTAAATGTATTAGATGAGGAAGATGTAAGATTGTCTGAACCTAAACTAAAGATTATGGGTGTAGAGGCAATTAAATCTTCAACTCCACAAGTATGCCGAGGTAAGATTAAAGAAGCAATTAAAATAATTATGTCAAAAGAACAATCTGATTTACATACTTTCATTGCAGGTTTCAAAAAAGAATTTATGAGTATGTCTGCTGAGCAGATATCATTTCCAAGGTCTTGTAATAATATGAGAAAATATGCTAGTAGTAAAGATGTGTTTATCAAAGGTACACCAATACACGTTAAAGGTTCTTTGATTTATAATCATCAAATAAAAGAATTTGGATTGCAGAATAAGTATCCTTATATACAAGAAGGAGATAAGATTAAGTTTATTAAATTACTACAAGCAAATCCATTTAAGTTTGATGTGATTAGTTATATAACTAAACTACCAAAAGAGTTTAATCTACAAGAGTATATTGATTATGAAGTACAGTTTGAGAAAACTTTCCTAGACCCTATGAGATTTATATTAAATTCAATAGGTTGGGAACACGAAAAGAAAGCAAGTCTGGAGGCATTTTTAGGATGAACAACTTTATAATGTTTTTTGCTGTATTGTTTGGAGGTTTTCTAGCACAGAATACTAATATAAAACTCTACCAGTTTATTATATTTTTATTAGTAGTGAGATTTTTAGGTAAGGCATATGGATATTAAAAACGCAGAAAGTTTAGAACATTTAAAAACACTTGAAGATAATAGATTTGATTCGTGTGTAACTGATCCACCATATCATTTGGCGTCTATACTTAAACGATTTGGTCCAGGTCAAAAAGGCATTAATAATAAAGATGAGAAAGAAGGACGTAATGGTCCTTATCATAGAGCGGCAAAAGGATTTATGGGACAGACTTGGGACGGTGGTGATATAGCATTTAATAAAGATTTTTGGAAAGAAGTATATAGAGTTATGAAACCAGGTGCAGTACTCTTATCATTTGCTGCCACTAGAAATTATCATAGAATGGCAGTTGCAGTAGAAGACGCTGGGTTTGAAATATTTGATATGATACAATGGTTATATGGTAGTGGTTTTCCTAAAAGAAAAAACTATTTAAAACCTGCGTGTGAACCAATTGTAATGGCACGTAAGGGTGTTAATAAAAGTTTAAACATAGATGAGTGTAGAGTGCCTGGATATGAGTGGGACACAACTAAAAACAGAAGAGAACCTAAAAAACATAAAGAGGCAGTTTATAAATTAGGTTTAAAGAAAATTGGTACAGGAGAAAAAATAGATGGAAGATATCCCGCTAATGTTATACACGACGGATCAGAAGAAGTTATAGAAGAGTTTAGAAAATTTGGTGAAGATAAAGGAGCAAAAGCACCTGTACAAAAAGAAAAAGGTAGTTTTTTATTTTATGACCACGAATATAAAAAAAGAGGTGATGATGGTAAATCATTTCAAGGAGATACAGGTACGGCTGCTAGATTTTTCTATTGTGCCAAGGCAAGCAAAAAAGAAAAAGGAAATACAGAACACCCTACAGTTAAACCATTAGAGTTAATGAGATATCTTGTTAAGTTAGTTACACCTAAAGATGGAACAGTATTGGATCCATTTGCAGGTACAGGTACTACTGGAGAAGCGGCGTTATTAGAAGGTCGTAAGTATTACTTGATAGAAAGAGAAAAGAATTATTTTAAAGACATAGAGAAGAGATTAAAGAAAGTGAATCCGTTTTTTGTATGACATTATTACTTGCATTAACTTTATCAGCTTTATGTATTATAATACCAATGTTATTATTAATATTATGGAACAATGAAAAACCTAGACCTTAAACAATTCGCAGACGAAAATAGATTGCCTATAATGGATTCTATCCAATTTAAAAATTGGACAGATGAAATAGGTAAAGAAAAATTTAGAGAACTATTATCAGAATATATTGCTGAACATAGACCAGAATTTCCTTTAAATAAAATTTCATATGATGTTATGAAAGATAATATAATAAAATTAAGTAAGTTTGATACTAGCAAACTTTGTACACCTAATGAACAAAGTCATAAAGATATATTTGAAAAGTATGATGACTATAAGTATCCTTATTCAAAATATGGTCTAGGACTAATTGACGCTCCTTCAATATATAATAAATGTAGTAATTATTTTCATCAAGAGTTAAGATTAAATTGTTCAAGTTATAGTTTTAGAGCACCAATTGAAGTTTTTAAAAATGGTAATGCAAAAGATATATGGAAATGTTTAGGTGCATTATGGAGAGGTGTGAATAGTACCAAAGATTTATCACCAAATAGTTATAGAGAAGCAATAAGATTAGGTACATATGTTGCAACACAATTTAAACCAGTTGTTGCAAAAACAATATACGATATGACCAATGCAGAAACAGTATTAGATACGAGTTGTGGTTGGGGAGATAGACTAGCTGGTTTCTTTGCTAGTAAGGCAACACATTATTATGGTTGCGACCCTAATCCAAATACGTATAAGAATTATCAAAAACAAATAGAAGAGTATAGTAAATTCTTTAAAAACAAAACTGTTAAGATATGGAATTGTGGTGCAGAAGATTTACCTTATAACGAACTACCAGATATAGATTGTGCGTTTACAAGTCCACCTTATTTTAGTACTGAACAATATAATAAAGGCGGTGAGAAAGAAGAACTACAATCTTGGCATAAGTTTAATGAGTATGATAAATGGAGAGATAGTTTTTATCTTCCAGTTGCAGAAAAGACAATGAGTAAATCAAAATTTATGTTTGTTAATATTATGGATCCAAAGATTAAGGGTACTAGATATAGGTCAAGTGATGAACTAGTTGATAGATTTAAAGATAAGTTTTTAGGTCAAATTGGTATGAGGATTATGCAAAGACCACAAGGTACTAAAAAGTTTAAAACAAAAGAAGAGTTGAATGTCTTTATGGCAATGACTTATATTGAGAATATTTGGTGCTTTGGAGAGAAGATAGACCTATTTAAACACGCAAGAGTAGGGACGTTAGAGGCGTTTATATAAATAATAATATGGATTACTTTTATTTATGTTTGGTTATATTCATCATCAATGATGGTTTTGCTATGTCAAGGCATTACTGTTCCTATTTAAGAAATTTACGAAAGAAAATTATAGAGAAACTAACCTATGGTTGGTGGATTTCTATACATAGCGTTATAGATATAGGAAGTATTATTGGTATGATGGTATATTATAAACACCCACAGCATTTTTGGGTTGTTATTTCCATACCGATAGTTATTATACTATGGTATATACCTTTAGGATGGAAAAAGTATCGTGAGAATAACGATTTATAGAAGACCAGATGATTACATTAGTCATAATTTTCTGCCAAAGGAACTTGACTCGGTGAAGGAATTATGTTATATTAACAATATAAAATTTTATGTATTAAATTATTCAGAAGAGGAATATAAAGAGTATGAAAGACTTTCTAAAAGAGATTATTAAAGAAACAGGAAATGAATTTGCTAGTCTAGCAAGTGAAGGTATCACAGCAGGTGATGTAACTTCATTTATAGATACAGGTTCTTATTCTTTTAATGCTCTTCTTTCAGGTTCAATTTACGGTGGGTTACCAGGCAACCGTATTACAGCAATTGCAGGTGAGGCAGCAACTGGTAAAACATTTTTCGCATTAGGTATTCTCAAACGATTTTTAGATAAAGACAAAGACGCAGGCGTTGTTCTGTTTGAATCAGAAAATGCAGTATCAAAAGATATGATAGAGTCAAGAGGTGTTGATAGTAAAAGAGTTGTAGTAGTACCAGTATCAACAGTACAAGAATTTAGAAGTCAAGCAATTAAAATAGTAGACAAATATTTAGAACAAGACGAAAAAGATAGACAACCTTTAATGTTTGTGTTAGATAGTTTAGGAATGCTATCTACTACAAAAGAAATGACCGACACAGCAGAAGGTAAAGAAACAAGAGATATGACAAGGTCACAAATTGTCAAATCTACATTTAGAGTTTTAACACTTAAACTAGGACAAGCAAATGTTCCTATGTTAATGACCAATCACACGTATGATGTTATTGGTTCAATGTTCCCACAAAAAGAAATGGGTGGCGGTTCAGGATTGAAATACGCTGCTTCAACAATCATCTATCTTGGTAAACGAAAAGAGAAATTGGGTACCGAGGTTATTGGAAATATAATACATTGTAAAATATACAAATCAAGAATAACAAAAGAAAACGCTCAAATTGATGTCAAGTTAACTTATAAAAAAGGGTTGGACAAACATTATGGACTATTAGAACTAGGTGAAGAGGCAGGTATCTTTAAGAAAGTATCAACAAGATATGAAATGCCAGATGGTTCTAAAGTATTTGGTAAAAATGTCAATGAGAATCCAGATAAATATTTTACAAAAGAAGTATTAGATAAGATAGATGAACACGCAAGACAAAAATTTACATACGGATCAGAAGAATAAGAAATACACCTTTGCTCAAAGAGAAGGTGATGATTTTTCTTGTATTAAACTTACCGAAGGTAAGTATAAAGATGTCGTATATCATTATGGCAAAGTTGGATTTGCAAAAGAAGAAAATAAAGATGGCACATTACCAATGAAATTTGATTATACAATCAAACAGAATCCAAATAATCTTGATTTAAATGAGAACGTAGATTTTCTTAATTACATTGGTGATATATTAATAGAAATATTGGAGCAACAATTAAAAGATGGTACAGCAGTCATTTCATAATTCAGATAGACTAGAAACAACTATATTAAATAATCTTTTCTTTCAAGAAGAGTATGCTAGAAAAGTATTGCCGTTTTTAAAAGAAGATTATTTTCCATTAAGAACTGATAAGATTTTATTTACAGAAATATATAAGTTTGTTCAGAAATATAATAATCTTCCAACAAAAGAATCCATTTCAATTGAATTAGGACAAAGAAAAGATATTAATGAAGATGAAATTAATACATTAAAAGATAATATTAATTCTATAACTAAATTAGATTCCGATCCAAAATGGTTGTTAGATGTAACTGAAAAGTTTTGTAAAGATAGAGCAGTACATAATGCTGTATTAGATGGCATTAGAATATTAGATAAGAAAGATACTAAAAGAACACCAGAAGCAATACCTAGTATACTAGCAGACGCATTAGCAGTATCATTTGACCAACATATTGGTCACGATTATATAGATGACGCTGATAGAAGATTTAAATGGTATCATACTAAAGAAACAAAATATCAATTTGATTTAGATTATATGAATAGAGCAACCAAGGGTGGTGTTCCAAGTAAGACTTTGAATATTGCATTGGCAGGTACAGGTGTAGGTAAGTCTTTGTTTATGTGTCATTGTGCAAGTGCTTATTTGGCACAAGGTTTAAATGTATTGTATATCACTTTAGAAATGGCAGAAGAAAGAATTGCTGAAAGAATTGACGCAAACTTATTAGATGTAACTATGGACGATTTACATACAATGCCAAAAGATTTATATGATAATAAGATAGATAAGATAAGAAAGAAGACTGGTGGTAAATTAATTATTAAAGAATATCCAACTGCCGCTGCTCACGCAGGACATTTTAGAGCATTGTTTAATGAACTTGCATTAAAGAAAAGTTTTAAAGCAGATGTAGTGTTCATAGATTATTTAAATATATGTGCGTCAAGTAGATTTAAAGGTGGCAATATAGGTTCTTATTTTTATATCAAGGCAATCGCTGAAGAGTTAAGAGGACTTGCAGTAGAATTTAATGTACCTTTGTTTTCTGCTACACAAACAACAAGAACTGGATTTATGAGTACAGACATAGGACTAGAAGATACAGCAGAAAGTTTTGGATTGCCAGCAACAGCAGACTTTATGTTTGCAATAATATCCAATGATGATTTAGACGCATTAGGTCAGTTAAAGATTAAACAATTGAAGAATAGATATAATGACCCAGGAATTAATAGGTCATTTATTATAGGGGTTGATAGAGCTAAAATGAGATTGTATGATGTAGGTCAAACAGCACAAAACATAGTAGACGCCAACCAGGAGAAAAAAGTTGAAGTGGATCCGTACGATAAATTTTCAGACTTTAAAGTATAATGGTAAAAATAATAGACCATCAACAAACTGGTAATAGAAAATTTATTAGAGGTCCTGGTTTAAAAAAAGATAGAGATTTAAGAATATATGAAACAGGATTAAATCAAATAGACAAAAAAGCTGATAGAATATTATTTAAAAATGAAGAAGTTAAAAAAGAAGAAGTTAAAAAAGAGGTAGTTAAAAAAGTTAAAGTAATAAAAATTAC